ACACTATACCTCTTTCTTTTTTGGTTGTTCATTGTTTGGAGCATTTTTATCTTTATTTTCTTTATTTTTATCAGCAGATTGTTGCAAAATGACAGGATCAATGATAGTCGCATCCTTACCATCTCCGCCAGGAATAACCCGAGACTGATTTGGCATTGGTGGAACCGGATCCTCTTTGGCTTCCTTGCGCCTGTTATCGAGTTCTTCCTCGTAATCCCAGTCATTCTCTGAGCAAATACGCCGTTTGGATTTGATACCCATCTCGACATATTCTTTATTCATTCGAGCTTCTGCACCCTTATCTCGAATTTCAATCGATGGCGCAGTCAACACCAGCTCAACATTTTCTTCCCAGTCCAATGGTATTTCGCCAGCCAAAGCAGCATTCTTCAGCGCAGCAACAATAATTGATTCAAAGAATGCACTATACTCATCCTGCATCGAAATACAACTACGCAGGAACGGTGATTCTGCTGTTAGACTGGAAGCATGGCTCATCTCGCCACCTTTACCAGAAACAAGCCATTCTGGAGCATTCCACCTGGTTCCAGCACATCTAAGCACTGCTTGGAGTACTTCCAGATGCGAGGATACATTCTTTCCGCCAGGAGGCTCAATGTACCTTGAGTTGTTGGTCATGTCCAAGATTGCGCCAGGAGTGACCGTCTGATACCCTTCAAACGAAGAAGGCATCAAGTTCTGTGGAATATTCTGCGTGTAAGGATAGCCAGACTTCTGTGTGTCCAAGAAGTCATCGATTTGCGTAGCAGTGACACCGTCATGCTCACGAATCGCAGCAATAGCTGCTTGGATCGCTGAACCTTCGCCGACATTCCGTGTAAGCTTCAGCGCCAGGTTAAACATTTCCGCTGTGGAAAATGCAAACGCAGGTTCACCACGCTTCATCTTCTCAGTGCAAAACAGTTTCAGGTGCCTGATCTTTTCAGGCTTAATGAAAGTATCAGGGCCTACACCGCCATTTGGCCCATTGTAGCGGACATTGTAACCCTTGATGTCTTGGGTGTCGATAATGTCCGTCTGAATACCGAAAGACCACTCAAAGAAAGAAGCATCGTAAGGCTGACACAGCAATTCCGGCTCAATGCTCCGAAACTGCATGTAGCCATCTTCCTGCGGAAACAACCGAACAATGTCTTCACCATCTACCTGAGATCTTTCAAAGCATTCCTTTTGGAATTTCAGGAATTTAGTCTTTTTGTACCATTTTTTGAGAAATTCACGGCATTGTTGGATAGTGCTTGCATCTTTTCCAATGAAATGCGGCTTGAATCCTTTTCCAATCACATACCCTCGAATAGCCTGAATCGTTCCGCTGGCATTTGCATTTGTCTTGAATATGAATCGACTGATTGAACGAAGCCTGCCAAGATCTAATTCGTTACGAATAAATGGGTAGTCTGCGCCATACGCACGATCAATAGGGTTGTTCACACCCCATGCAGTCTGACCAATACCCAAGTATTGGTTCGACCCAGTCATGAAACTGTCACCCTGGAACTCTTGAGGAGCCCATGGATAACCCCATGACTCCCTTACCGACCTCCTGATTGGCTGAGTCGGCGTAAACAACTTTTTCAGCCAATCAAACATGTTCCACTCCGTAAACTGTATTCATCGAACCTCACTATAAACACTAAAATACTATTTCACTATGTCCTAAGACCTCTTGAATTTGGTTTCAATCGATTATTGCAAATATTTATCAGTGTTCTTAGTGCTAATTCCAATGCGTCAGGACCGTCATCGTATCTCGCTGAAGGAAACAACTTCATCTGGTCCACCAAAAGAGAACCATGGGCATTCTTTACCACTCTAATACGATGCTTTTCCAAAAATGGTCCTAACCGCCGGATTCTGATCTCTTTTTTGATAACATTGTGAACACCTTGTGTTATCAAACCCATATTCATTAAATCACTTTTATGCTTCATATTCTGCAACAATAAATGCTGAAATGCGTTTGTTTCACATACAATCATTGATGGCTTATACTTTTCCGCCATTTCCAGCACATTGTCCACGATCACCTCGGAACTCATCCTACTGATGATCGGATTAGCTAAAACGCTGTTATCTCTTAGTCTCGCCAGCAAAACCAGCGCACAATAGTCCCCAACTTTGGCCTCATTACCCTTGGAAGGGTCAATCGCAAGGACAGATTCGACAATTTCTGACCGTTCAGGCCATGGTTTATCCCACCAAATATGGTCTGCAAACAGCTCCTGAGGCCACTCTGTAGCACCAGGTGCGGTCGGATTTTGCTGGTATAAAGCCTCGAATTCCCTGCTTCCAAGGCTCGTCTTTATCTGTTCCAGCGCAAGAGCATCATATTTGGATGGCCATAAAGGCTCTCCAATGGCCCTAGAATCGTCTTTGTGCCTGTCACCGGTAGCAATCGCTGGCAAACACAAATACTCGAACTGGTCGGCATTCCGTTCCATCATTTGAGTATTCAAAACAGACCCAACAAGGTCTTCCGGGTTCCACCTAGTATTGTGGCTAACTAACCCGTTTGCTATAAAATTTTCAGTCCTGTCAACCTGTATGTCAAACACTTCTTCATAGCCAGACTCACTTATATCTTCAATCTCATCCAGAGTGATTTCGTAAGTATCTAGCGGCTTGTTCAAGAATTTCTGGTGTTTTCCCGTACCCAACTGAGAGATTACAGTCGTTGCACAAAAGTCCTCTGACTTGTCCTGTGTCGTGGCAGTGGTCAATACATAATTTTCCACCCCAATGCGCTCGCACATTATCTCCGGGAGGTTGTTTGCAAATTGCGCACATGCCTTGTTGCTTTTCAAACATCTCGTGGTATTGCTCGATAGTAATTCCGTATCTAGACTTAATCCGTGCCTTTCTTCGCAATTCAGGTGTTCTGCGCCCGTATCCGTCTTTCCACCGTTGGATGCCGTAATGGTTTGAACACAATCCCATACATGTTGCTTGCCTGACGCATCCTTCTCCGCTACATGCAACTCCTTTCCATTTTCCCCACTTACCTTTACGATCGTGTCCTTCAACCGAAGATTCTTCAATCTGACCCATTCTAAAACTCCTCCACGATTCACCAGGAAAGGATGGCGTTCGTTTGCCTTAACCTTTACACCCGATTTCATTCGGATAGTGTATATTTTATCTTTGCCTTGGTTAATCCAATTTTTTACCGTTGAAACACCTACTCTGCCGCCATCATAGGTTGCGATAAGATCCCCAATCACAATGTCTCGCAGGAACTTTTGTCTGCCATCTGCCATCAAAACCAAGGTGTCACCTGTCATGCACATCACGATGAGAATTCTGGCATCTTTTTCTGCACGGGTACGGAAAGTCGACTTGTACCAATTCAGAATATTCTCCCGGATTGTAGGAGAATCTGCATCGGCACGGTTTCTGATCGGGTCATCCACGATCAACCATTGACCACCCATACCCGTAATCGATCCACCAACACCCGCTGACCGATAAAATCCACGCCGACCAACCATTTCAAACAGGTCAGAAGTTCGTGTATAACTTTCTGACACAGCCCCTCGGCCACCTTGCCCTTCAGGCATCCTCGAATCAGGAAACAATCGCTTGAATTCTTCCGAGCAAATATACCGCTGAACATCCCGGTTGATCCTGCCAGACAATTCGCTTGAGTAGGAACATGCCATTACCCCAGTATCCGGGTTCTTCCCAAGGATATATGACGGCAAAAGACGGCTAATAAGCTCACTTTTTCCATGCCGTGGAGGCATCGACACACAAAGCCTGCGAAGATGATTTGAATCACTTGTCGGAAGAAACATTCGCTCAATATTGTCAATAATCACCTGATGATGCCACGAACACTCAAACTGTGAGAACACATACTCGCAATAATGCTTGAAACTTGACCTGGCGTTGTGACGCTTGGCCAATTCATCAACCATTTGATCCAAGTCATTCATTGTTAAAATCCATGTCCTGTACAACCCGGTCCTTGTTATCCACAGGTTTCACTTCAATAACATTCTGCTTTGCAGAAATCCTTTGCTGTTTAGCCCTCTCCTCCACCAAAGCCTGCAACTGCTGATCACTCATCTTCGTTGGATCCGTAGTATTGATCAACCTGTGATCAATCTCCTGTTTCGAGGTGTAACCTCGATCCTTACCCAGCGTACTCAGAGCCATCTTCACAGCCCAAGCATCACCAGACACAACAGCATCCGAAAAATGACCTTCAGCAATATCCACCAACATGTTTCTAAGCTTCGCTGACAAATCCCGAAGCTTTGGACGAACAGCAATGTATCGACTCAACTTGTAAAGATCGAC